TTAAACTATTGGCTAAATCTAAAACACCCGAAACCAAACCGCTCGAAGAGTTACCGATTGCTAATTGTAATTGCGTAAAGTTGTCTCCTAAATTTGATATTTTACCGCCTACGGTCTCAGAGATTGCAGCCATTGAGCCTGTAACTCCTTCGGCCTCTCCAAGGCTAATTAAGTACTCTTGGATTGCCGTATCTGTTTTTTCTACTTCAGTAGTTACTCCTTTAAAAGTAAATGCAACGTTATCGCCTTCGGCTTTGGCCCTAACGCCAAATTCTTTTAAACGCTCAAACTCTCCAGTCATTGCGTCCAAAGTTGCTTCGGCTAATTGGTCAAAAGATTTACCAGTTGAGGAGGCCAAGTCACCTAAAGCAGTCATTTCTTTAACTGTTGGCGTAAAGCCTCTGTTGGCTAATTTTACAAAAGCGTTGGTTAATTCATCAACCTGGAAAGGAGTTTTTGAGGCAAATTCTACAATTTGATTCATTGCAACCTGAGCGGCTGAGCTACTACCTAAAGTATTAGTTAAAACCGCTTCCATTTTTTGGAATTGTGCGGTTGTATCAATTATCGCCTTTCCAAAACTTAAAACTGCTCCAACAGAAAAAGCAGCTCCCAAAGATGTTAATGCAGTTGAGGAGATTTTTTCAAATTTGCTAAACTCTTTGCCTGATTGGTCAAGTTTGGAATTTACCTCATTAAACTTTTTATCGAACTCGCTAATCTTAGCGCCTATCTCAACCTCTATTCTTGGATTTGCCATTTCTTTCTAGTTTAGATGCAATTTCTAACAATTTCTTTGCTTTAGCAAAGTCTTGAGGCGTTGACTCCAAAGGCTTTGGATTATTATCCCAAGACAAAGGCCAAATTTTTGTTGGGTCTAAATTTACTCCTTTCTTTAAATGAGGTTGTAATAAAATTATAGCCTGTTTACGCATTGCCTCTACCATGTCTTTTTGGTCTATCTCGTGGCCTTTTATTAAAACCTTTAACTCTTTACGGCTTAAATGAAAAAGCTGCTCATAAGGGATTTTTGTCCGACCTACGAGCAGCAATAAATTTTCGCGAGCATTGTAATTCTCGCTTTCGTCTTCACTTACGTTTTTTTTTGTTCGGTGCTTTCACCAATCCCCAACTCCAAAAGCAAGTCGGCCAAAACGTCGTTAAATAAATTAATTACTTCTTTACCCTCAACCCAAGTTTTTAACTCATCTAAGCTAATTGGATTTGCCGATTTACGAATGCAAGCAACTTTGTGGCATTCAATAAGCAAAGCGTAAATTAAATCTAGCTTTGGCATTTTTCCGTTCTGGAAAACTTCACCTAAACTTTTGCCAGTAAAGTCTTCAAAATTAGCCAATGCCCCAAGATTTGGGTAAAAGAAAATCTCCCCTTCTTTAAAGGGAGTAGAATGGTATTTAGCCATATATGTTTATTAGGTTGGTATAACGCTAATTACTGGAGCGCCAGCAAAGTCGAAAGTTCCTGAGAAAGATACTTGAGAGTTTCTTTCGGCGGTAATTTCAAGAGAGTTTAACTGAGCGTCAACGGTAATAATTTTGTCACCTGACTCAGTACCTCCAAAAACCAACTCAAATACTTTTCCGATGTCTTCCATCAAGTCAAAAGCTGATAGGTTGGATGCTCCAGTAGATGCAAAATCTAGGTCTCCACTAAAAGAGAAAGAGCCTGATTTGTCGCCGCCTTCAAGTCTAACTCCGTAATCGCCTGTACAATCGTTTCTTACAATTACAGACTCGTTGGAAATTGAAACAGAAGCGGAGGTTTTACAAACGACTGGGAGGTTGTTCCACTCGAAAGTAAAGAAATTGCCTAATTGATATGTTGCCATTGCTTATTCGTTTTAACAAATATACATAAATTTTTATTTACTAAGATACTTGGAAAATATCCAAGGTATAAGACAAGATTTTTTGGTAAGCTATTTGGCTACTCCCTTGCTCAATTTGTGTTCTGCTAAAGTTTTTTGTAATGTTAATTGCTTGCAAATCGGCTGGCAATGTCAAATAATCCATAGTCATTTTTAATTGGATGGCATTGGAAATATTTTCAGAAAGCTTTTTACCTCCATTACCTTGCGCAAACTTGGTTACGATATTTATTTGAAAGGTTGCGTTTTGTCTAATCGAGCAATCGTTGTTTGTTGTCTCGGCTTCGTTTTGGTCAGTAATAAGGACGTAAGCTTGTGAGCCTTGGTAAATAGCTGGATTAATACCAGGAGGCAACTCCGTGTCGTAAACTGGCAAAGTCACACCGCTAAGCGTTAAAGGTGAGATTGCGTTTATTACTGCAATCCGTATGTCTGTAGCGATTTCTCTCATTTAATATCTTTTTTAATTTCGTTTTCGATTTCTTGCACCAAGTTAGCGGTATTCTTGAAAAAGGATGGCATTAAATAGGGACGGCCAACAATTCGGCCTTGTCCATTTCTGTAAAACCTTCTTGCAATATCTCGGACTTCTTGTGTGTATTCTGCACGACTTAAAATTTCCCTTGCACTTAATCCAGTTCCAAATTCCAACCAAGCCTCAATCTCAAATACTGGGTCGCCTGACTGCACTCCAACTCTCCAAGCTAATCCATTGTTTTCAACTACTTTATCAATCCTTTGCTTAATGTTTAATGGTAAACCATTCCAACTACTTGGAGCGTTTCTTATAGCCTCTATTTCAATATCCGTTGCGGCACTTGCCAAAGCGTCTTTAACCGCTTCAACAACTGCATCGCTTTTTTTATTTAAATCAATGAGAGCTTTGTCTAAGCCTTTTACCGTAACCGCCATTATACTCCAACCATGTTAATTATGTACTCTTTGTGTTGGCGTTGCTCGTCTAATTGAACGCCAGTAATTTTGTAATATCTGTTACGATAATACACCTGGTAATTCTCGCTAGGAATAAAAGAAACTCGGTATTGAATTGCAATTTGGTAAGTGTTTGGCAATACCATTTCTCCAGCTTCCAAAGCGTTTCCGCCTCTTGTTTGCGTTACAGATGCAAAGGTAGACAAGAAAGTCGCTGGAGTAACGGTTGTGCCTCCAGCTCCGTCGCTTACAGTTTGAAAGGAAACAAACTCAACTTTTTGGTCGTACTTTCCAAAGTTTATCATACGAATAAGTCCGCTCTATATTTTAACTCGGTTGAAATACTAGCCTTTTGGGCGTATTGCTCTTGTACTGTGATTAGGTTTTGTCTAAAGGCAAAATCCGTTGCAATTCTTTTAAGCATCGCAACGTGCAAATCTTGAGGCAAAGGATTGGAGTTGTTAAATCCAGCCGTATAAGTGTAATTGGCTACCTCTGTTTCGTCCGTTGTTACATCCGCAACCCAAGGCCCAATCGGGTAAATTCTTTGGTCAGTTTTATTATTTGTTACAACCACATTTCTCTCGACATAAAGCATTCCGCTTGCCTTCTCACTTTCAATTCTAGCCGCTGGGATTAGTTCGTTAGTAATCAATGTGTCCCAGTCTGAGAAATCAATTTGCATCCAGGCCTTAGCCTCTGCCAAAGTAATTGGCTCCGTTGCTACCTGGAAACTGTATCTAATGTCTACGGGTCTAATTACGCTCATTTTTTCTTATAGTCTTGTTTGTCCACTTTAATCCAAACCGCCAAGCCTTTGTCGACCAAATATGTGTCGTAGGTCTTGCCTACGGTCAATATTTCGCCTTTCTGAAAGGGTGCCAGGTCAATTAATAATTTTATCATAAAGATACTATTTATTTCATTAAATGTTTTTTCTCATTCCATGGCTCAAAGTCAGTCCAAGGTCGATAACTATGGAAAACGTAAAGAGAGCGGATTAAACCAATCTTTAAGCCAATCTCTTTAACTCTCATCGAAAACAAAGAATCAAAAGCCAGGCTATTTTCGACAAACTTAATTTTTTTCCAGGTCTTATACTGAAAGGCCATAAAAAAACCAGCAATGTACTCGTTAATTTCTTGCACCCCACCCCCCCCGTATGACATGGCTATGTTGTAATGATTTCTAATGTTTAAATCGGAGTTAAAGGCTTTTCCATGCAATTGGTGCTTTGACCTTAGCCGATTGGTATAACATCCAACCAAGCCAAATTTGTCTCCATCTAAAGACAAAGCATCGTGTATTCTTTTGCCCCAGTCGGGAGTCAGATACAAAATATCACCGTCTTGTAAAACAATCCAATCCTCGTCATTTGCATTTAGGCTGGCCAAGTATTCGTTGTAGGCTTTGCCAATGTCTTTCTCTAAACTAAAAGGATTTGAGTAAAATATTCTCATTTGTAAGAAACAAATTCTGATTTACCTCCAAGCTCCTCCCATACTTTTAAATTATGTTTTCCACTTTCTCTTTTTACATCTATTGGAATTGAACTTCTAACCTCATTGTAATAATCGCAAACGTGAAATAAATCTAGGCTATTTGGCACATCAATGTAAGGATAAGGAGTTAATCCTAATAGGTTAATTCTTTGACTGTATTCGACGTGTTCAAATCCCCAAATGCTAAATTCTGGCCTCATACCTCCAGCCGTTTTGATTGCCTTTTGTGTTAAAAAAAGTAAACATCCATTTGGAGCTTTATAAGTTGTAAATCCGTTCCATTCTCCTTCTTTTCTAACTGAAGGACTATAAAATTGATTTCTGTGATTTTTTTCAAATGTCAAAGCCAAATGATTTAGGTTGGATTTAATATAAGGCTTTTCCCATCCTTTAACTTTTGGATAGATGTCGTCATCTGCTAAAAAAACAAAATCAAAATCATCTGCTAATTCTAAGCATTTATTTTTTGCTTTTGCTATGCCTTGTTGCTTATCAAATCTGAAACTTGAATTCTTTACTGGTATAGTAGATGCATCATCAACAATAAATATTTTAGCATTTTTAGGTTTATACTTTTTCCATTCAGCTAAAGAAAAATCTAAAACAGAATGCCTATTTCTTGTAGTTATACAGATTGCAATTTTTTCCATTGGATAAAGTTTGGGTGATTATTAAATAAAGTCTCGTTATATTTCTGGTTAAATAAATCTAATTTTGACCACATTAAATCATTCCTTTCGTCTATTGTTTTTGTTTTAAATGTCTGGCTTCCAATATGGTCAACTCTACTAGAAGGCACAAGCATTGGAGGTAAATCTATTTTTTTTAGTTGACCAATTAGGCTATTATCTGCAAACCAAAAATCAAAATCATTGTCCAAGCCTCCTATTTGATTCCATAAATCGCGTTTCATCATAAATGCCCATCCAGATAAATTCCTTCCGCATTGCCAACCAATTTCATTTTCTGTTATATCTTTTTGCCTAAAATCTTTTGGGGAAATTGGACTTACTATAGGATAGTCTGCTGAAATTAAAGCGTGAAGCCATCCATTTCGGAATATTAAATCATTATTGCAAAACATAATCCAAGGAGCATTTCCTCGAACCGCTCCAAAATTTAAATAGTAATTATAATTAAAATCTTTGTCAGGATTAAATGTACTTGCGTTTTTATAAAATATGTTTGGCATTGATTCAATTACAATGCAATTAATTCTCAATCCATTAGCACCTTTAATTGCCGTATCTATTGCCATTTGGGTAAAATCTTTTCCAAGTTTTTGAGCATTGCTTATAAACACAACATCTGCAACAATTTTTCCCATATTTGCTTTTTTATGTCTAATTTCTAAAATATCCTCTTGAGCGACGGTAGTCATATCATTATAATCGTAATAATAAAGCACCTTGTCTATCTTATGCTCAGTACTTATATATGGCCTTAATAACTTTGCATAGCCTGAGTCTTCAGCTCTTTTCAGTGAAGGAAAAGAAGCCTTTTTACTTATTGACTTTTTTATACAAGGAATATGGTTTGGCAACCTATGATATTCAGTTTCGGTGTTATAGTCTCTAATGTAATCTTTAGAATACCTGCAAATCTTTGGCGGATTTCCATTTAATGATACCTCGGCTAAAAATACAATCGCATCTGCATTGCTTTTTATGCCTTCTAAAAGGCTTAAAATATAATCTGAGCTTATCCTATCATCGCAATCAACAAATGCAATGTATTCGCCATTTGCCATGTCTACCAAAAGGTTTCGCTTGTCTCCAAGCATTATCGTTTTATTATCAATTAAATAGATAATTTCAACCTCATTTTGGTCTTGCTCTGGCAATGCTTCTAATTGACCATAAAGCATATCCAATGATTTAGGCAAAAAGGTTTTTCTTCGCTCTGCTACTGAAGGGACTAAAATTGATAATTTCATTTAAACCAAATTATTCCTGTACCTGAATGATGACCAATATCTGTCCAATCTGCTTTCTGCTCTGGTATTTCTTTCCAAAGTTTATATAGTTCCTCAAAAAGCAAAATGTCATCCATTAAAACTATTCCTTTCCATTTAATATCCCTTAAATGGTTTAATACTTGTTGTTCGTAAATGCCATCGTGCATTGTATCAATAAACAATAAATCAAAAGAATCATCAATTAATAAATGTCCGTTTTCCCTTATTAAAAAATTAACATTCTCAGGCTTATAATTTAAAGAAATATAATCTTCAACATCAAAGCTAAATATTTGATTTCCTGATTTAGCAAGACAAATAGCTGAATGTCCTCTAAAAGTCCCTAATTCCATAATATTACCTTTTACCTGGCCACCAATCCAGGCAAGTAATCTATAATGCTCTTCTCCAGCTTTCATATCTATATATTGAAAATTGGTGTCATCATTTGGAATTGATTCCATGATTTTAATCATGTCAATTGAATTAAGCGTTTTTTTTGTAGGTTTTTTCATAATTATATTTCGCCACAAGGCTTACAATTTTTTTTGAAATACATTTCGCATTTTGTTCCGTCTTGGTTGCTTGGCTCTTGATTAAAGTAAATTTGAGTCTCTCCAGGCTTTGCAGTAAAGCGCTCGCAAGTTAGTTTTAGCTTGCATCTTTGAGGCTTACACATCGTAAATGTTGCCATATCTTATAATTTGTTTTAAAGTAAATGATTTTGAACGCGTTAAACAAAAAAAGGCTGGAAAAATTCCAGCCTTTTAACCACTAAACTAAACACACACTAAATAATTAGGTAGTCTCAAGAAGCGCCTTTGCAGTTGCAAAAGTTCCTTTAACCAATACTGGAGTATCGTTAGCAGAGATAAATTGTACCAATCTCTGCTCGATTCTTACAGTCTTCAAGTTGTCGATAAAGTCATCGCCTGACTCTCCAATTGCAACCTGAAGTCCGCTTCTCAAACGTACGTTGATTACTGAAAGGTCACCACCTACAAAGTTGGCAGCCGTTCCAGTCAAAGCGTTGGTTGGGATAATGTTTACACCCCAAGCAGTAATTCCTCCGTTTGCGTTAAAAGTAACGCCAGCTGGCAAGATATATTGCTTCTCTGCATCCTTCTCAGAAAGCATCAAGTGATACTGTCCAGTCTCAACAAATACTCCTGTAGCAGTTCCGTTAGCAGCTCTTACTTGAGCGATAATTCCGTGAATAACATCCCAGTTAGTAGCAGACTCAACACCACCAGCCATTGAACCGCCAGTGAAAGTGGTAGACTTAGAAAGCAAACCAGCAAGCTGAGGAGATGTACCGTTACCAGTAAACAATTGGTTTTCGATTACAGTCTCAACACGCTTCACGCCATTGGTTTGGATGTAAGAAGCCAAGTAAGCGGCATCTTCCAACATTTCCATAGAAACCTTCATGTGTACACCGATTTTTTCAACCTTAGCTCTTTGCTCCTTGTATTGTACGTCGATTTGAGTTTTCTCAACACCTTCGCCAATCATTACTGGAGTTCCTTGCTGGTCATATTCTTCAACCCATACTGCATATTGAGTTCCGATTGCTCCAACACTTGCGTTAGCAAGGTAAACCAACAAACGCTGGCGGATAGGAGAAACAACACCAGTAAACTCGGAGATTGTTACTTGTCCAGAAGAAGCTTCGTTAGCGATAGTTGAAGCCAAAGTGATAGTTCCAACTGACTTCTCGTTGATTTCAAATACCAAAGGAGCTTTCAAACGAGCGTTAGGCTCAGACTTCAATCTTTCGATTTCTGCTTTTACTGGAGCGTAAGCCTTCATAAATGCGGTTTTGAAATCCTCACCGCTTACCTCTTTCTCAACTGCGCTTTTTTGCATTGCGATGTCAAGCTTATCAAGTTGCTTCTGCATTTCTGCTGCATCTTCTTTACTTACTACATTGTCGAATGATTTCAACAATGCTTCTGCCTTTTCGAAAGCCTCATTGGCTTTAGTTTCTGCATTTGCTGCTTTTGCCTTTAGAGCCTCGCCAGCCTCTGCAATGACTGCCTTTACGGCGTCGATTGTTAGATTTTCCATGATTCAAATTGTTTTTTAAGTTCGTTAATTGTTATTATTTCGACCGCTTCGGCTTCTTTTATTTCCAAAGTAGGCGAGGCTGGCTTTAGAAACTCCAAAAGTGATTTAAGTTGATTTTCTAGTTTTTCAATTGTTTCGTCGGTTGCATCGGATGTCTTTACAAACTTTTCAAGTCTGCTAAGGTATTCGAATGCGTCCGCTTCGCTTTTAAGGTCAATAAACGTGGTCTCAGGGTTAGCTCCCAAGAATTGGACTGCTGAGCCTTCATACATCATTACTTCCTTAATTAGGTTAGCTTTGGCCTCCTGGTCAAACTGTTCTTTAATAGTTCTAAAGCCAAAAGAATGCTGGTTGATTAGCTCACTCTCAATCATCTTTTGAAAGTCTTGGCCAGCTGCATGGCTTCCAATTTTAGCCTCGTAACGCAAGCCTTTATTGTCTTCGTAAAGATTGGTGATTTTTGCGACAACTTTATTCTTATCGTGGTCTAGTAAATACTTGATTAACTGCTTGCCTTGTGGCCCACGCTCCATGATTGTCTTGGTAAACGCTCCTGGCTCAATTACATCGCCGTCCAAATCTTTGTTGCCAAATACGGCAAAGTAACCTGAAACAATACCTTGTTTCATGTCGCTATCTGTAAAGCCTTGGTTTAATCCTTTTTTTACAAAACCCATATCGCTAGTCTTTTCTAATTCCTTTATTTTATTTCTGCTCCAAACCAATGCCTCTTTGCCTCCCCAAGCGTCGTACATTAAACGACCGCAACCGTCTTCGTAAGAGCTAGAGGTTTGTAAATCAACCTCGTGACGGCTTAAATACGAAAACATTCTTTTAATCGTATCAACTGAAACAGGCTCGCCGTTTGCAAGCTGGTTGGCTCTTTGTTTGCCTACTGGCGTTCCGCAAGGCCCCCAGCCGAACTCATCAACATATTTTAAAACCCTTCTAGCGTTGTTTCTGACCGCCTCGGGATAATCTGAATATGATTGCTCGGCTTTGTCTAGCATTGCTTATTCGTTTAGACAAATATACAAATAAAAAGATTTATGAAACAAAAGGCCAAAAAGCAAAGCGTTTTATTATTTATTTGTTGGATTTGTTTATTTGATTAACTTTGAATCTAACCAAAACCTAAAAATATGCCAGTCTTAAAAATACATTTTGTTGAAAGCGAAAACGATACGGCTTTTATTCATGGAAAGAAAAACACGCTTTGCGGTCAACCTTATGAAAATGTTGGAGATTACACCTCAATAAAAGAATTTATTACTTGCGAAAAATGTAAAAGCAAGGTTAACTTAATTGAGACAGTACCTCAATTGTTTGGTCATACAAAAGATTAGCAATCCATTCAGTTTGATTTTCTCTAGTGAATTTTGAGGATTCTATTTCCTTAATGGTTTTTAAATACAGTTTTGCCGCGTCTTCAAATTTAAGCTCATTTTGGAGCTTTATCATTTGGTCGGTTATTTGCTGAGCTTTAGAAAAATCAAACATTTAATTTTTATTATTTTGCAATTTGAATTGTATTAACATCAACTCCAATCTCCTCTAGGTATTTAACAAAGGTATTGTAAAGATTTGGGCTTTGAGTTTTTAAACCATTGTTGTCGTAAACAAAAGCGGTATAAGTTTCAGCAAACATTTCGTGATAATTCGATTTTCCGTACTCTGTTAATGAGTTTTTCTGAGGATTAAGATTATTCCTTTGTAAAGAATTATACCATGTAGTTAAATTTCTGTCTTTCCAAGCCTGAATCATGTGTGCTGATTCGTGAATGATTGTACCAGCAACATTATCTTTTCCAGTTTTTAATTTTATAGCTTCAGTTACAGACCAAAATTTAAAATTATCATCTTTATCTAAATCTCCAATTATTCTGCCAGTTTCTCTGTTATAAATTGGATATTTTCCATTTTGTAAATCACCTTTTCCGTAATCGTTTTTCAATAAATTATTTAATTCCGATTTGTCTAATGTTAATTTAACTGGTTTAAATTCAACAACGCTATCTTTATTAAACTTTATATTCATATATCTACCTGAGATATTACAATTACCATTATTTTGGCCTAATTCGTTTCCAATTCTTTTAGATAAAGTAATTTGGTCTAAAACATCATCATAACCTAATTGTTTAAAAAATGCTAATGTGCCTTTTGCCGAGGATTGAGCCTGACTTCTAATTCCTAAAAGTGAACCGTTTTGGTTCATCAATTCATTAACTCCGTCAGATTTTGCTAAAATATCGTTTATTTTTTTGTTTGTTGCTTTGTCTTGCGTGCTATAAATAAGCTCATCTTTTAATTGAGTATTTGCAACGCTTTGAGGATTTAGATTTGTGGTTGTTGGTAATGGGGTTATTGGCCTAACAACTGGAGCCGACCCATTAAAAGTGTCAGGAAAATTACGACGCGCATAAGCCTCGGAAATATAAACCACAACGCAACTGCAATTAATTGTTTGAGCTGCTCCACCTTTTTGGTCTCCAGGCTTGTCCATAAACACCTCCACTCCTTTAGTCGTAAAAACAAAAGGTTGGTCTGCTCTTATTGGTTTGTCTTGTGCCTGGATATGTTGAAACCTTGGCTCCTTAGCTCCTCCATGTATCCACAATTTCCAAAGTGTTGTTCCAGTCTGTTTCGCCCAATCCTCGGCCGACCGCTTCTTGCCTTCGTTGTAAGCTCGTGTCGATTCAGTCCTAGCAATTGCCCTTGCTCGTGCAATGTTTGGTATTTCTTGCAATAAAAGACGCTCTATCTGAAAAGGGTTTAAGCCTTGTTCAACACCTTCGCCAAGTATCTTTTGGATTTGCTCTAAAGTGTTATCATTTACGCCAGTTATTAGATTTCCAAGGTTTTGCAAAACCCAGTCCTTAATCCATTCTCTCCAGGTATTTAAAAAGAAATCGTCAGGAACGTAAGCCTTCTCGCGGTTGTCTTGTCTTATTCGGTTAAACTCTTGCTTTGCCGACTCAACAAAGACTGTTTGGTAAAACTTTATGTAAGCCTCTTGCATTGGCAAAGGCGACGGATTTGGCTTAGCTTGTAGCTTTAAAGCCGCGGTAAATAGCTTAATCCCAAAGCGCTCGTATTTCTTTAGGTCAGATTGTGCCGACCTTCTAACCTTGGAATAATTTATAAGCTTCATTTTTTACGCTGGGAAATCGCTAAAATCCGTTGTCGCATTACCTAGAGCCTCCTCGCTTGGAATTACGTTGCTAGGTATCCAATGCACATCCATTGCTGGGTCTTCGCTAGCGTGCCAGTTTAGTAGGCTTCTAACTTCGTTGCCTGTAAAGTATGGCGATTTGCCGTATGTTTCTAGGATTACTTTTACGTCAGGTTGTAACTCGCTAAAGCTAGAGATATCGAAATCAATAACGTAATCCATGCCGTAAGACTTGCCAAGCCATTGCGTAAATTTCTCCTCAATCATTTGGAGTTGTGGCATAATTACGTCGGTAACCAAAGCCTTTTGCGCGCCTTCCAAATTGGCATAGGTTGCGTTAGATGTAAACAAAACAGGATTAACTCCCCAAAGACCGCAAAGAGTTTGCAAGTCCATGTTTTGAGAGTTGATAATGTCCATCGCAACTGGCGACAATCCGATTGCATCGTAACGCAAAGGAATCGAGGAGGCAACAATTTTGTTAATGTTTTTATTGCCGTTTATCCTCTCGTCTATCCGTTCGTCCATCTTGGCTCTTTGGTCAGGCGACGGCCAAAACTCAGGGTTTGTGATGTTTGGCGAAATAATGCCTTTGGCTCCTCCGTTTTGGAAAGTCTTTTGCTTGGCAAATGTCGCCTCGTTGTTGGCTTGTAATGTTGTCAAACCAGCCAAGAGAGGAGGCATTCCACGCAATTGCGCTCCGTTTAAATCCCAAGTTAAATTGGTTGTTTTGATGTGTAGTACCTGGTCAGCTGGTATCTCAATATTTTGGTCGCCAATTATCAATTTATAGCCGCGTACTGGCTCGAATAAACTGCCAGCCACAATCTCGACATAGTTAGACGGCAAAACGTACATCTCCTTAATTTTGCCCTTATTAAGGCCTTCAGATGGAGCAAATCCGTAAATAAATATCTCGCCGCTAGTATTGTACCACGTTAGCATAGAATCCAAAAACTCGCTCCAAGTCTGCATTGGATTAGGGTTTTTGATTAGCTGGCTTACTGGGTCGGTATAACTTACATCCTCAAGCTCCTTTTTACGAAATGCTATGCTTTGCAATCTGTTAAGCTCTTTGGAGTTGTACTTTCCGCCTCTGTATTTCTTGGATGCTTCGCTCTCTTTGTAAACGTAGGTCGGGCATTGCTTGCCTTTCTCGGCTATCTTTCGAATGATTGAGTAAACCAGGGCGTTTCCTTTGTAACCTTTGTCGATAAAAGTTTGTTGGTTTGAGTCATACCAAACAACAAGCGTGGAGGCCGTAAATTGCCCATAAAGTATTTGATTGAGAAGATTTACATCGGGATAAGTCTTTGTTGGCGTGACTTGTGGCGTAATGTAATTCTGAAGAGCCTTTAATAGCATAGCATATTCGTTTTAACAAATATACCTATTTATTTTTTTCTAAAAATGCAAGTCCATAAAACCAAATTACAACCATAACGACGCGAGCTAACCAATGCCAGGTTAGCGGATTAAAATCCAAAGTCACAAAGACGATTAATAGGTAAGTAATAAACATTAAAATAAGCGCGGCAATTGTTTCTTTTGTCATATTGAGAATTTAAAATCTTGTTTCTTTTTTAACTCCATCATTGCCAAATATCTCAACGCGTCAATCGCGTGGTTATAATCGTCAATAGGACTGTTTAGGCTTTTACCAGTCTTGTCTTTATCCCAAGTATAAGAGCGCAATTCCTTTATTAGATTTGTGCTTTCTTTAGTAACTAATAGCTTATGCTCTTGCAGTATTTGAATGCCAAACTTAATCGAGTCTGCTCCTTTTAGGACTGGTTTAATGTTAAATCCTGAGCGGTAAATTTCCTCAATACTTTTTGGTTCGGCCGAGTCTGCATATATTTTGTCGGTTTTATTTATTCCTAATCGGCTCATTTCTCCAATGATGTCCGAGTTTAACATCCCTTGGCGGTAAATTTTCTCATCAACAATTAAAGAATCGTCGTATTGATAAACTCCAACCAATGTCGTTGGGTCGTTAGTAAATCCAAAGTCCATGCCATAGCCAATTATCTTGGCGTTTGCTGGCACTTGGTCGATTGATGACCAATTAGAGAAAATAACACCGTCTAAACTTCCAACCTGACCAAGGCCATAAACTCTCCACCAATTCTCCCAGTACTTAGATGTTTTAGCCTTTTCTTTTGCCTTCTCTATTTCCTTTACAATTGCAGCGTCTAAGGCTTCGTTGTCTTTGTAGGTCAATATTACAAAGTCCGAGTCTTCGTCTTTTATAAGCTCGGTATGCACCCAAAACTCTTGGGTTGGATTATAATCTAAATAAATAAAATCCCTTGTACGGATTGATAATTGATTGTAGGACTCAAAGTCGATATTGTTGCACTCGTTTACGAATAAAACGTGCCTTCTTGCTCCTCTAAGTTTGTCGGGTTGGTCTGCCGAGAAAAACTCAATAAACGAGCCGTTTAAAAACTTGTATTTTAGGTCGGACTTATTGAATTGAGCGTCTCGATAATTGCCAGTCATGACCATAATGTTTAAAAAGTC